GCCACCGCTTGCATGAACTTTTTCTGCTGTGGTGTTTTGCTGGGCATTACTTCCCCGCATACCAATTGACAAGCTGAACAAGCCCTGCGCCCATGACGCTACTGGCCCCGCCAACCATCATCAAAACCTTCCAGCCACCGCGAGCTTCAGACAGTGTTTTGTCAATCGCCGCCAGCGTTGCCTGCATTTCTTTCATGTTCGCCAGCATCTTGTCCATGTCATCTTGCAGGTGCTTGATATCGGACGCATGCGTAGCGAGTTCACGGGCTGTTTGGATAGCGTCTTCACTCATATCAGCACTTCCACCTTGCGAGAGCAGCCGCCTTGCGGGTGGGCTTGCCCTTTGCGTCTTTCATCGGACCCGGCATCCCAGACATGCGTGCGCAGAACGAATCCTTGCGCTTGCCGCCTTGGGGCTGCGGGGCTTTGAGGTTGCTACCGGTGGCAGCGTTGTACTTGGCACGGCCTTTGGCAGTCAGCCCCGCCCCTTTGGAGACGGGCAGCTTCTCGCCACGACCGACCGCAAGGGAGGGGGTTTTCTTAGCCATAGAACAAAACGATTGAGGTTGTGTTCGTCACCGTGCCGTGTAGATCGCCTACTTTGCAGAGCAAGCCCTCAGCTGGAACGGGGATGATTGTGTAGCCAGCTGTCGTGTTGGCAGCAGTGTTAATCGTGGCGATGATCTCGCCAGAAGCACCACCTTGACGGATCACCACAGACCCGGCGGTAGCACCATTCACAGCGTAGATCGTTTTGACACGAGTACGCGGAATGTCACCATCGCCTTGGGTCTTGAAGTTACCCGTTGCCGTCAGCGGCTTGGTCGCTAAGACGTCGGTTTGCATACCCATGGTGGGCTCCTAATTAGGCAGTGCGTGTGAACACGTAAGCAGTGGCGCTTGAGAACATGATGGTGTAACGAGCCAAGCCGGTAGCGCCGGCGGCGATAGTCAGGTCACCAAAAGAACCAGCGGTGTCGGCAGCGGCGGTAGACAGGATTGCGTTGGTGTTCACTGCCATGGTCACAGTGCTTGCGCCAGCGGTGTTGTCAACATACAAGTCGAGCACCGTGCCGCGAGAAGCGCCCAAAGCCGCACCCAGAGCCGTGCCGGTAGGCATGGTGATCGTGGTGCCTGCGGCCGAGGTCGAGGTGATGTAGCCATCAGCAACCTGAGCGGCCGTGGCATCTGCCGTGGCGTTGATTGCGTTGAAGGAGGTGGGTTGGTGGCCAGTGATGAAGCCGTTGAGCGATCGTACTGGGCCGGAGAAGGTGGTCAATGCCATGATAATTTCCTCATGCGGTTAAGCGTATCTGTCTGCATGACGTCAGCCGGACCTGTCAGATACGCCGGTGATTCCGGGTTGTGTGTTTATATCACGGGGGGCTTCGGGAAAGCAAGCGCTTTGTCGACCAACGTGAATGTTGGGGCAACCCCGCCGTACTTGAACGAGTACCCTTTCATGGGCCCTTTGGCAATCGGCTTGCCTGTCGCCAGCGCACGGCGCAGTGTCGGCATCTTCAACCCGTACCGTTCGAGCACCGCCGTTAGGCTCGGGAACATCAAGCCGTCGGGCATCACAAAGACCGCCTTCGACATCTTCATGCGCGTCTCGTCCGTGTGTTTGCGCCCCGCCCAGTGGTGGTGGCTACGCCCTGCTTCGATGTTGGCCCGAATCTTGGCCAAACCTTCCTCCGACACCTTGCGGCCCGGGGCTTTTGGCACGCCCTTCTGAGCTGCGCTGATTTTGGCCCGCACTTCAGGAGATACCTCTTTGCCGTAACGGTAGTGCTCCGGCCCGGAGGTTTTATTGGTACGCCCCTCTGATATTTTTTGCCTCGCGGGGGCATTCAATACAACACCTTGTCTTGGGTGGCCGTGCTCCACCTGCCACGCCTTAGTTTTGGCGGAAAGCCGCGCGCGCATTTCAGGGCTGGCGTCCCGCATTGGCGAATCGGCATGCGCGGCTACGTTGTAGAGGTAGGTCTGGCCAAAGTGCTCATCTAGCCAGCGTTGCTCTGCCGGGTAGAGCGCATCTTTGCTGTCGAGCTGTTCGACGACCTCGAACTTGAAGAAGTCCTCGCCGTACTTGTTCCATGCCCGCTGCAAGTGGATGCAGTCATGCGTGCCCAACCGCAGGGCTTTGCGGTGTGCCCAGAACCGTTTGCGCGAATCGACAGTGCTGCCGATGTAGTAGTGGTCGTTGGTTACGTTGCGGATTTTGTAGATGACGTTTTTCATGGAAGCTCCTTAGTTTGCGATACTATACCATGGAACGAACACTGTTCCGCAGGGGGCAACAAAAAAGGCCCCGAAGGGCCTTTCTCGTACAAGCCCGAAGGCTTGATTTTGCTGGGTCTCAGCTTAGTTGGAGCCGGAGCTACCGAACATACCCAACGGATCGGACCATCCGAACGAGTAACGCTCACGACTCTTGTAGCGAACGTTGCCGGTATCGAAGTCTCCATCCATGGAATTGGACAGAGGCGTACGGACAAAGTGCTTCAAGCCGTTAGGCACGTCAGTCTTCAAGAACCAAGCGTTGTTGTCGGTCAAGAAGTGGTTGACGCCGTAACCTTCGGGGATAGCGCCCATTGCTTTCAACGCGTTGATGTCGTTGTCAGCGGTGGCAACACGCAATTCGGTATCAAGCAGACGCTTGGCAACGAACATCAGTGCTGGAGGCACGATCAGCTTGCGGGGCTTAGCAGCGATCAACAGGCCACGTTCGTCGGTCCAAGCGGCGATCTGGATAACGGCGGCTTCCAAGGAAGTCTCGTTCAGGTCAGCTTGCACAGAAGGAGTGTTGCTGTTGGTGCCACCAGAGACCAAGGGGTGAGCCGAGCTGAACAATGCAACGCCATCGCCACCGGGGTAGCTGGCGGAGAAGCCGTTGTTCAACACTGCAGCGCCCTTGACCTGCTTGGTGTAAGCCATAGCACGAGCCAAACCCTTGGTGTAACGAGCAGACAGGCTGTCGTACAAGTTGTCTTCGATCGCTTCTTCAGTGATCGAGAAACCCAAGGCGATGGTTTCGTGGTTGTAGCGGGTAGACCATGCTTCTTGAGCATTGTCGTAAGCGATAGCAGCGCCTTCAGCCTTAACTGGGGCGGCACTGAAGCCAGACAATTTGGTCTCTTCTTCGAAGGAACGCTCGGAAGTCTCGGTTTCGTAGATTTCCTTGTGTTCTTCGCCGTACTTTGCATACTCCAAACCGAACAAAGCGTTCAGGCCGGGGAGCAGTTCTTTCAGCAGTTGTGCGCGTGAAATAGCCATGATTTAGCTCCTTATTAGACGCCAGTCGGGTTGAGGTATTGATGACCACCGGTCATAACGGTCGCAGTGGTGTAAACCAATGGATCGCCAGTTGCCGTAGTTGTGGACACCGCGTAAGGTGCGTTCCATTTGCAAATGAACTCGCAGAAGTTGCCAGAAGTATTTGCACTGTCAGGCACGCCAGCGATGATGCGGATGGGCAACGAAGCAGTCGTAGCAGCGCTAGAACCGTCAATAGCCACAGCCGAGTTACCAGTGGTAGTCGAACCTGCGTTTTGGACCAGCGAAACGTTTGTACCGACCACGGTTTGGCCGTAGAAAGCGATGGTTGTGCCCGAAGACACAGCAGCGACTTTGAACAGAACGTCCGGATCATCCAAAACGAATGCCACAGCGTCAGCAGCGACGGTACCGGTGGGCCAGTACTGTTGGAACTGAATCTGTTTGGTCGATGGGTTGGTGAATTGGCAACCAACAAACACGCCAACGGGAGTGGCGGTAGTGGTACCAGTGTCTTTTTCGATAACGCCAGTGCTAACCAGCTTGACAACGTCACCAGCGAAGATGTTGGCGGCGTAGCCGCTTGCGATCTTCAGTTGACGGGTCGAACCAGCGAACACCTGACCGCCGATCAAATTGATCGGTTGCAGGCCGTAAGGCTTGTCAACGGTAGGATATGCCATGTGAGACTCCTAAAATTTATGAACCAGAACCGAAACTGACCTTCGTGCTTCGTTCAGAGAACTTCGGCATACGACGATCATTTTCACTAAGGAAACTGTTGTCCACGGACTCCATCTGAGCCTTGTTTTGGTTCGCGTAGTATTCTGCGCGTTGCACCAAGAACTCTTCAGGGATACGACAGAGCAACAGGCCACCAACTTCAATGCCGCCTTTAAAGCGACCTTCAGTGGTTGCGTGCATCATCAGCTCAGGATAATCCTCTGCTTTGCAGGGCTCATATCCTTCGCGCAACTTTGAAGAGATGTTGCCGGGATCATTGGTACCCATAGTGCTCAAGCGCACATATCGGTGAACCCAACCCGGACGGTCGTCCGGTTTTGGCAAGGTTTCCGGAGGACGCCAAGCCGCAGGTCGTTGTGCCCGCTCACGAGTTTCGAGAGCGCGGGGTTTACGATTTTGAGTTTCTTCCATGATTAAGCTCCATTCTTCAGTTCGGCAACCTTCTTCGCATACAGTTCAAGCGGGATTCCCAATCGTTTTGCGATTGCGACTTCCGACTGCTTCAACCGAATACGGTTAGGCGGGGTGCTACGGGTGGCGGGAGCCACTACCGAGCTGGGTTTAGTTGCACGGCGCTGAGGAGGTTCCTCGTAAGCCGGTTCCGAATCGGTTTCAGAAGTCGATTCATCTTCATCGCTCCCGGAGTCTTGGAAGGCTTCGGGGAATTTCTTGCGCATTGTACGATCAATTTCTTGGTAGTACTTGTCGGAGTTCGGGCTGATCCCTCGTTCCTCAACCAACTCTGCGTGCAACCCAAGGGCGAATGCAGACATTGATCGGTTCTTACCAAACCACTGATTCTGTGCTTTCCATTCTTCGGCACGAGTGTCAATGCGTTGTGCTGGTATTTGTACCTCTTTTTCTTGGACTTGTAAAGGTTTCATTTGCGAAGCACGATCAAGTCGCAACGTCGCTTTTGAAATTTCCTCTTGGGCAGAGACCAATGCGTCCGGGTCACCAGCGTCATACGCCTCCCGGTACTTACGTTTGGCGGTATCCATATCGGTCTCAGCGACCTTTTTGGCCTGCACAATGTATTCTTCGCTGCCGGATGCCAGCTTATGCTGCAGGGCTCGGTTTTCTTCGTAGAGCTGGCGGGCAATTGCCTCTGCAGCTTCACGCTCGCGCAGAGCCGACTCTTTGGCGCGTCGCTCATCGTGGTAGCCGCGGGTGAACTTCTTGATGCGCTTCTGAACCTTCTCGTCGTAGCTGGCCAGCTCATCGTCCGTCACCTCTTCAGGTGGCTCAGACGCCTTGCGGTTGCGGTCTTCGACAGGGGTGTCGTCTTCAATCTCGAACGTCACCTCGTCTTCAGCCGGCTTAGATTTGGACTTCTCGTCCACTTCGTCAGGGAAAGTAAATTCTTCGCCTTGTACTTTTGCCATGATTTATTCCTTAGTTTCCAGCACGTTGAATGCCGCGTGGGTCTTCCACAACAGCCTCGACGGAATCGTCGTTGATGATGCGCCATTCGGTACCGTGAATCTTCAGGCGGGTGCCCGAGTTCGGACGAACGATCACAAAATCTCCCACCTTGCAGCTCGGACCGTTCGGAAAGCGCTTCTCATCCCCAAAAGCGTCCGGACCCATCTTTGCTACAAACAGCACCGGCGTGAGCACTTCTTCATAGTGCATGGTGTTGCCAGCCTTTGCCAAACCACTCTCGTACTCCTCCTCCGCTTGGGGGACCATGCAGAGTAAATGGAACGTCGCGGGGTTGGGGATTTGCGTGGCTTTCTTCTCCGCAGGCACGTCCAAGATTTTGGACAGGTCCACGGCAAGAGCCGGGTTAATGTCATTCATCAGATTTCTCCATCTTTTGCACAAGGTCGTTTACGATGTTTTCTGCGAGTGTCAGACCCCGGATGACCCCGCACACATGCCGGTAATCGGCATGATCAGCAGCGCGGCCAGAGGTGATGTGGTCCTCTTGGGCGGCGCGTAATTCCTGCAGCTCTCGCACTACGTGTGCGAGGGTTTGGTAATCTCTCATTCGGCTCCTTCAGGCGTGGTCCCGGACTGGCCGGTCTTGTTGGTAGCGTTCTCTTGCTGGAGCAACTGGGCCATACGAATGGCTTGCTCGCGGTCAGCCTGCAGCACAGCGGCATCTGCGGAGCGGCCCATAACACCGGCCTTGAACGTGTCGACCACCAGCTTGCGTTCGCCCAACTCTTCGCCGGCAACTTGCTTTTGCTTAGCCAACAGCAGTTCTGCGCCGGCCTTGTCCTGCTTGTATTCCATCTCGTCGACTTTGTTTGCAGCATCTGCAGCGAAGCGCTTCTCTTCGATATCGAGCTTGCGGTTGCCTTGTTCGATGCGGGCGTTGGCCTCTTTCTCTTTGAGGGCCATCTCCTGCTGTTGCATCTGCACAACCGGGTCCTGTGCCAGCTGTTGGGCTTGCTGTTGAGCAGCTTCTGCTGTGTTTTTCTGCAGCAGCCGCTGAGCCGCTTGAGCCGCCATCTGAGCCACCTTGGCTGCGATTTCTGGCTCCATGTTCTCGTTCTCTTCTTCGGTGGGAAGTGCAACGCCAAGCTGGGTTTCAATCTGCTTGCGGTACTCGAAGGCCATGTGCTCGTTGATGTGGGCCATTGCTGCGGCCTGAATCTGCTGGGCCATGGGGTTCTGGCCGATGAGCTTGGCCATCTTGGGGTCTTGCATCGCGGCCATGTGCACCGCGATGTGCGCCTCGTGGTCCTGCTCGATGAACGCCTTGACCGGCTTGCCGTTGATCAGGTTCATGTTCTCCTGCACGGGGTCGGTCGGCTTCTGGTCATCCTCGACGGGAACCAGCTTGTTGGCGTTCTTGATGCCCAGAATCTCAATCATCTGGCGGTGCAGCAAGGGCAGGTTGTACAGCTGTGGCGCACCTTGAGCCAACTGGATCACGGCTTGGTACTGGACGATCTTCTGAGCCATGGTGGCGGCGTTCGGATCGCTCACAGGCAAGACCTCGACCATGTCGTAGTCCGACTTCTTGGCGCGGCGTGAGCCTTCGATCGGCTCGTAGTCGTATTCCTCTGGGGTGTAGTCGGCAATGATGACCTTCAAGAGCTTGAACTCCTGACGCATCGAATAGTGCAGGCGGGCCTGAACTGCAGACATCACCTTCAAGGTGCGCTCGAGCAGAGCCAGCGTGGTGCCCACTGGGGCATTGGCCGACATATCGCTGACGTTGAGATCGCCGGCCGATACAAACGAGCGGCCTTCTTGCACGATCTGGTTGAACAGCGAGTACAGAACTTGGCTTGGCTCTTTGTAAGGCAGCGGCAAAATGTTGTCGCGGATAGAACCACTTGGCACGTCCACGTCGCGGAACTCGCCGGGAGCGATCGGAGTGTCGTCACCCTTGATGCGCAGGCCACGGGTCTTCAAGCCGCCGGGCAAGTTGCTCAGCGTACCTGCATCGACCAGCTGACGGATCAGCATGGTAGCGCTCTTGGTGTAGCCGCCGATCAAGTGGATCAGGCCGTAGCCGTAGAAGCCAAAGCCGGGCACGTATTGGTAGTGGACGAAGTGCTGGCGCTTGAGCTTGAGGACGTCATCCTCGTACCAGTTGCGGCGGATCGACAGAATCTGGCCGGTGGCCTTGTCGACCGTGACCACGTAAGGCAGAGCAATGCCGGTTGCTTCGCCCTTCTTGTCTTTGTCTTCGAAGCCGGGGAGGTCCAAGCTGACGTGCATTTCAAGGATGCGGTAACGCTCGTCTTGCAAGGCCGACATGCCTTGGTCTTCAGCCTTCTGCTTCTCGATATCGTCGAGCTCATTGCTAGGCTCGCCCAAGCTCACATCACTGTAGAAGCCAGCGGCTTGCAGCTTGGCGATCTCGTTGGGGGTCTTGCGCATGACGTGGGTGACACGCTCTGCACTCTCAAGACTGGACGCGCCGTAGGGCACAACCATGTCCTCGGCCGAGATGAACATGGCCACCTGACGGCCAAGGCTTGGGTCGTAGTAGACCTTCTTGAACGCAGAGCCGGTGATTGGCAGAGACCACAGCAGCTTTTCCTGCTCTGGCCGGTACTCTTGCATGACCTCGGTCAGCTCGTAGTTCATGTCCTCGCGCACGCGGGTCGAGGCCTCCATCTTCTGCGGAGTCTCTTTGCCAATGATCTGGGTCTTGACCGGGCCACTGGACGGGAAGGTCTCCATGATGGCTTCGGACTGGAACTTCACCACAGCCTCGGTCAGCATCGGGTGAAACACACCGCATGCGCCTTCCCATGGCTCGGTACGCTCTTCGTACTTCAAACCCAGCAGCTTCAAGCCTTCAACGTAGGTCTTGATCCACTCCTTGCGGTCCTCGACATCACGTTCGAACTCGGAAACCAATTCGGAGCCCAAGCTTTCAAGGTCGCTGTCGTCCATGAAGTCGGCCAAGTTGGCATCGAAGTCTTCTTTGGTGGGCTTGTCGGGAGTCAGTTCAATCTCCACGTCGCCGAAGTCAACCTCTACCCGGTCCGGGTTGTCGATCTCAATCTCGATACCGGAGGTGTCCAAATCGGAGAGACCTTGAGGGGCGGCGTACAAGCCTTTTTCGATTGCCATGGTGTGTCCTTAGACTGTGTACGCGCCCTTGCGACGCGAGTTAAAACTGTACTCATTATCCTCGTGATCGGTGTTCAAGCGCAACAGCCCACCGGTGCGCGCGCGGCGCAGTGCAAGTGTACAGGCGTCGACCTCGTCGTCATGCTCGCCCGCGGGGAACGCAATGATCTCCTCGACCACGGCCTGCGCCCACGCAGTCTCCGGGAACCACACATGCCCAGCACTGAACATGTCAGCCACGGCGTTCAAACGCGCGATCTTGTCCTGCCCCTTACCCGGGCTGAAGTCCTGCACGAATATCCCACTCCTGCGCATCTCATCTATTAGGGGTTGGCCCGACGCCTTGGCTTCCACGATCACGCTGTCGGGGCTCCACTCTTCGAATTGCAAGTGAGCCATGCGTTTGAGCTCCGGGAACTCCCATTTCCCCTTGGCCGAGTTGAGCAGGATCAGGTTAGAGCTGTTGTCCTCGTCCCGGGTAAAGACTCCCCATGTGTGGCACACCGACCAGTCCGAGCGTTCCTTGGTTGTGAGGGCCGTATCCCAGCTCTGGATGATGTAGTCCACCGACGGCGGGTCCTCATTGGGCCACCACTTGATCCACTCTCGCTTAATGATTGCAGAGTCTGCTGCAGTCGGGTCCTGCATGTACTGGGCGTTCCACTGCCACAGCGGCATCGACGCTTTTGTGCGCTGCAGGGCCTCCAGAGACCACTGTTCTGGCCAAAGTGACTTCTCATCCTCCGTGGCCTCGTTCAAAATGGCCGGAAACTCGAACATGGCGTACTGATCGCCGTCATCATTGAGCGCGGAGTCCTTGATTAGCCTCCCGATCAGGTCTCGCTGGTGCCAACGGGTGTGGAGGATCACAATTTTGCCCCCGGGCATCAGACGAGTGCGCAAACCGGAGCGAAACCACTCATATGTGACGTCCAAAGAGGTGAAATTGGAGTTTTTGATGTCCTGTTCCGACAGCGGATCGTCCACGATGATCAAATTACCACCCCGGCCGGCCAACGCACCGCCCACACCGACGGCATAGTACTCGCCACCCTTGTTGGTGTTCCACTTTCCAGCCGCTTTGGCGTCTGATGCGATGCTCACCTCGGGAAAAATGGACCTGTACTCGGCCGTTTGCATCAAATTTCGCACCTTGCGGGCCATGTCGATGGCCAAGTCGGCCGTGTGGGACGCCACAATCACCTTGTGGTCCGGGTGTTTGCCCAGATACCACGCCGGATAGTAGATCGAGATCATCTGGGACTTACCAAAACGCGGTGCCATCGACACCGCAACCCGATCTTCGACCTCGAGCTCCACATCCATGAGCAGCGCGCCCAGTCTTTTGAGGTGGGTACCGAACTTATACGCCTTGTCCAGCATGGCAATGAACGCCAAGAAGTCAGTCTGGGCCAACGTGATGCGTTTGCGGTTCTCCAGCTCGTCAAGCATGGCCACCATGTCCGCCATCTGCTCGGGCGTCATGTTCGCGATCAGCGCATTGACGTCAAACTGGCTCAGGTCCATTTGGTTCCACGTCGGTTATGTCTTGCACAGGGGTCATGTTGGTAACCACACGGGCTTCTTCGGGGTTGATCACGCGGGTTAGGCGCTCGCGCAGCAGTTGCTCCAGCTCTTCGGTCGGCCGGTGACGCATCGTCACCTCGGTCTTCTCCGTGAACAGCCCAACGTCACTGATCTTGCCCAGCATCTCCAGCGCGCGCAGGCGAATCCGCGGGTCCGGTGACTCCGTCTCAAGCAATAGGCGGTTGGTTACGAATGTCCGAATCTGCGCAGCAGACTCCACGACGACTTTGTCGTACTCGCTCAGGATGGCCTTGATGTGCACCACCACCCCGGGAGAGGACAGCGCCATGTCGTTGGGCTTCTTGGCACTTGAGATGATCTTGCGCGCATTCTCAATGTCGTCGTCGGATACCGGGATGTCATCTCCCAGCTCAGCCAGCGACGCGAATGCGGCATCCACCCGATCCTGCAGGTCGTTGAATGTCGGCGGATAGTCCGCCAACGGAATATCAGTCTCTATGCGTGGTGTGTACATCGTGCAACCGGGAACGGTGATGGGCGGAGTGTAACTCAAAAATTTTGTGCGCGATATTTTTTGGCATGCCCTTATTTTTTGGTACGGGGGGTGTTTCCTGTAAACAATGTTTAACTAGGGGGTTTGGAGGTCTTTGAGGATTCTGAACTCAGTACAGTAGACGGCGCGGAGTCCCAACACCACACAGCGGGGGTCGGGGGGTAGTGGGGTCTAACATTAGCCAACTATTGACAATTTACAGTTAATCGGTTACATTACATCCATCGAATCAATTCCGGTTCGATACAACCTAAGTGAGATACACATCATGACAAAGCAAACCGTTAAAACCGCATCCATCATTGTCGCATTGCCTGAATTCGATTCAAGCGCAACGACAATCATCAAAGCGTATGAGGCGTTCGACAAAGCAAGCGGCAACCTTGCCGATACAGTTAACTTCACGATGCAAGCCTACATTGACCAATGCAACAAGGCCGGCCTTAGCAAGACCGAAACGGACGTGACCCGCTTGGGTAAGATGATTCGTGAGAGTCAAACGGTTTTGGATATTGTGGCAAGCGGCGCGATGGAGAAAAAGACATTCACCGAATACGCACAAAGCGCGATGCGGGCATTTTTCCACGGCGTCCCATTCAATGCCGCATTGAAGAACGATAAGAATATGGGCCTCCCATGGGGCGGCGCTAAGGGCGAAAAGAAAAGCGCCACGGGTAAGGTCATTACAACTACTCGCGAAGAATTAGACAAAACGCTTTGCAAAGCATTAGAGCAAGCGCGCGCCCTTGGCTTGCTTAACTTTGCGGCCGAATTGGTAGACCTCGCGGCCGAATCGTTAGACGGGTTCGCCGAATAATCAACCCGGCCCACACCAGCCCCGCTTCGGCGGGGTTTTTTTTCGCCCAAAATTTTTTGGTGACAGTACCCGATTGCTGGGGAGCGCTTGCGAGGGAGGGTGAGCGAGGCGGTCGCGTGGGCAGGCGAGGGCGAGCGCGCACATACCATGCAGGCTAAGCACAGGGCATGAGCATTGCGCGTCGGGCCGTCTAAGATTAGACAATGTTCAACAGGGCCGTCTAAGATTAGACAGTGTTTACCGGGTGTTTGTGCACTCCGGACAGGGGTTCGGTCACCCTCGGGCGTTACGCTGTTACGTTGTGGATACGCAAGTTAGAGTAACGTCCGGCATATAGCTTTGCGTGGGGCGCTTCCCTCTGAGACTGCATGTGAAACTATAAGAGATAATATAATTATTAGTGTGTGTTACGTTGTTACGTGACTTTCCAGCGGTCGGCAGAATTTTAAGGGGCTCACGCATACCCGTTTTGGGCTAGATTAACCTTTATTTGGTCTATGCGATTTTGGGCGCTCACA